ACATCTTATTATAAGCTAGAGATAAAAGCCTGGCAGTTGAAAAATTACAGAAAGTATTTCGACCCCAAAGATATAATGGTAGAGAAAAAGATAATTTGCATCAGCTATAAGTGGCAATACGAAGACACGGTACATACTTTGGATTGGCGAAATGGTGAAAAAGAAATGCTAAAGAAGTTCATTAAGATAATCGGAGAATCAGACGAGGCAATAGGCCACAATGGAGACCGCTTTGATCTTCGCTTCCTTCGCACCAGATGCCTCGCTAATGGCGTATTGATGTTTCCTACTTATAGAACGTTAGACACGCTTAAAAAGGCCCGTGAGTCGTTTAGCTTTGCGTCCAATAAACTAGACTACTTAGGTACATTTATGGGTGTGGGTGGAAAAGAGGAACATGATGGTTTCGAAATGTGGGAGCGAATATGTGAAGAGGGAAGCGAAGAAGATTTACTGAAAATGATTTCCTATTGTGAAAGGGATGTCACTTTACTGGAAGACGTGTTCTTTATTATGAGTCCGTTTATTACGCATAACAATAACTTTGCTGTCCTAACGGGGGGTGATAAATGGGATTGTCCTGAATGTGCTAGCCAAGATGTTGAGATGTATAAAACGTACTCTACTCCACTTGGAATTATTCGAAGGAATATGAAATGTAATAACTGTAAGAAACAATATAAAATTAGTAATAAAAACTACATGGGATTCTTAGAGAATCAAATGAAAAACTAAATAAACTTTACAAAAGTACATTAAAAATGTTCTATTTTAGGTAGTATGCCTACTAATAACAGTAAAAATATAAGGAATAATTTAAAATTATGGAGCAGATTAAAGGTAAGAGTCCAAATAAGATATTAGCGGTAATGTCTGCTATAGCGAATCGGTTTGCAACAGCTAATCGAATGGGAAAGCAGTACGGGGGTGATAGGGACGTGTATGAGGCACTTGGGTACCCCACAACCATTAATTTTGATGACTATGCTGCAAAGTATGCCCGTCAGGATATGGCTAAGGCTATTATTAATCGTCCTATCCAATATACTTGGAAGGGCCCACTACTTTTAGAAGAGAATGGGGATGAGAAGAAAACTGCTTTTGAAAATACGTGGGCAGAATTAGAGAAAAATCTGAAAATAAAGGAAAAGTTTATTCGGTTAGACAAACTCTCTAGTATTGGGCAATATGGAGTTCTCTTGCTTGGGTTTGATGATGTTAAGAAAACGGATGACTTTACTAAGGCTGTTGCACAAGGAAAAAGAAAACTTCTTTATATCAATCCATTGGCTCAGGATTCTGCTCAGATTAATACCTATGTTTCTGATCCTGGTGATCCCAGGTATGGTAATGTAGAAACATATAGGATTTCTCTTACTAAACCCGGAGATAAAGGAAATATTGATTTCATAGCACATCATAGTAGGGTGTTACACGTAGCGGGGGAGTTACTTGAAAATGACATAGAGGGTGTTCCTGTGTTACAGGCGGTGTATAATCGATTAATGGACTTGGAGAAATTAACAGGTGGTTCCGCTGAGATGTTTTGGCGTGGAGCACGTCCCGGATACCAAGGTATTGTTGATAAGGATGCTGCACTTACTACAACAGTGGAAGATGGTTTACAAGATCAAATGGATGAGTATGAGCATAATCTTAGAAGGATGATACTCAATCAAGGAGTAGAATTTAAAGCATTGGAATCTCAAGTCAGTGAACCCACGGCACACGTAGAGGTTCAATTGCAGATGATTTCAGCTGTAACCGGAATTCCGAAAAGAATTCTTGTTGGAAGTGAGCGTGGGGAACTTGCTTCTTCACAAGATGAGACAGGGTGGTTAAATTTGATTCAAACACGAAGAGAAGAGTATGCAGTTGCAAAAATAATCAGACCTTTTGTGGAGACTTTACAGGCTTTTGGGATTTTACCTACTGTTGAGTTTGAAATTGCTTGGGCAGATTTATTCTCACCTAGTTTAAAAGATAAAGCGGATATTGGTAAAACAAGAGCATCTGCTTTGCGTGAATACGGCACAAATCCAATGTTATCAGCCATTGTTACTCCAGAAGCATTCTTTGAGTTCTTCTTAGGGTTAGAAGGGAAGCAAGTCAAGCGGATTAAGGAGATGACGGATGCTGAGTTATTTGAAGAGATTAGAGAATCACAATTAAATCCACCTTCACTGCCAGCTGCAGGAGAAGGAGGAGAGGGGACACAGGAATGACATCAATATCGAATCAATCCGGAATAGTACAAGAATTTGTAAAGTCGTTGGGATTAGATCCTAAAAAGATTTACAAACTCACGCTTACAATTGCTGTAGGACATACTGTTCAAATTGAAACGACATCATTCGTATTTCATGATGATTTAAAAAAGACTGTAGAAGTAATTGAAAAATATGAATTGTACGCAAAAGAAGTAGAAAAAGATGTGTGATATTTGTGGAACATATAACCATATGGTGCCCTTGACTAATGTCCAGATAAATGCTTATGATCCTACGCACACGACTACGCTGAGAAATGCGTTTGTGCGTGATATGAATAGAAGGTTCCGGGAATTAACTAAGGTTATTAAACAAACTATTGTAGATAAGGATTGTTTTGGGTTATCTACTGAGACTTACCAAATGGAACCTTCAGGGCATAGGGCATTTGATTTCCCAAGGACCTCAGATAAGATAGATGGTTTCATGGAGTGGTTAAATGAACAAGTAGATAAAGGAATTTTAGAATATCGATATGCAGCAAGAATAGGAGATTCAATTGAGGCTGCATGGACAAACATATATATTTATGACTCATATAAAAGAGGAGTTATTAGAGCGAGGTACGAACTCAATAAAGCTGGGTATGATGTACCCACTGTCCCACAGTCAGGAGGGATTAGTGCTGTCTTATCAGCTCCGTTTCACGTTGACCGGGTTGGCTACTTATACACTCGTGTATTCTCAGATTTAAAAGGAATCACAAAGGCAATGGATACCCAAATAAGTCGTGTATTAGGACAAGGACTTGTGGATGGTGATAATCCATTACTTCTTGCACGGAAGCTCATGTCTACCATTAATGGAAGTGGTATGGGAGAATTAGGGATTACGGATACACTAGGGAGATTTATTCCTGCTAAACGTAGAGCACAGATGCTTGCACGGACTGAAATAATTAGAGCACATCATGCAGCCAATATGCAGGAATATAAGAATTGGGGGGCAGAGGGGATTTCGGTTATAGCCGAGTTTGTTACTGCAGGAGACTCACGAGTATGTCCAGAATGCGCTGGTTATCATGGGAATAGGTATAGTTTAGAGGAAGCGGAGTGGATGATTCCCGTCCACCCAAATTGCTTTATTACACCACAAATTCCAATATATACTTCTAAGGGTTGGAAGCATATTGGGGACATTAAAGTTGGTGATATGGTGTTGACACATAAGCATAGGTTTAGAAAAGTCACAGAATTAATTAGAACAGCCAAGCAATCTCCAAATGTTGTTAAGTTTAAGATGAAAGGTAATATGCACCTGACAATGACGGAGGGCCATCCTGTTCTTGTACTTCAGGAGTATGATAGTATTCCTTCTTGGAAATTAGCAAAAAATTGCACTTTGGATGATTGGATTGTACTATTAGAGAATGAACAAAGTTCTATTCCTTGTAAGATTGAGTCCATTAAAACATGGAAAGTTGCAAAACCAAAAATGCTTTATAATTTTAGTGTAGAAGAGGATGAATCTTATATAGCAAAAGGAATGGTGGTTCATAATTGCCGGTGTATTGTAATTCCAGTATCCTCTACAAATACAAGAGCACGAAGGTGGAATGATTTAGATGCAGTTCAATCAGGAGAATTACCATTAATATGACAATAACAATACCATATTATAACAATCCTAAGATGCTTGAAAAGCAGATGGAGTATTGGTCTGTTTATCCAAGGGGGGTTTGGAAGAACTTAAAGGTAATTATTGTAGATGATGGTAGTAAGTATCCTGCAAAGGATGTATTAACAGGGGAACTTCCTTTAGATATTGAATTATATCGGATACGGGAGAACATTCCCTGGAACCATGGAGGTGCAAGAAACTTAGCTTTTTATCAAGCAGACCCTGGCTGGTGTATAATGACGGATATGGATCATTGTATTCCCGCAGAGAGTTTAAAAGTGTTATTAAAAAAAGAATTGAATCCAAATAGAGCGTATTTGATGGCTCGAAAAGAACGAATGCTTGACAGCTCGTTAATGCCCTTAGGGAGGCATATTGATAGTTACATACTGACACGGGAGTTATATTGGAAAATAGGGGGGTTTAACGAAGATTTCAGCGGGTATTGGAATGGAGTAAGTAGATTGTTTCGTAAGCAACTCGGAAAACCACAAATATTAGAAGATGTTTTCTTACATCGGTATAATAGTAATGTAGTAAAAGATGCGAATGTATCTGAGTGGGGAAGAGGTGGAAGTGAGTATGATATTAAGAATAATAAGGAATTGTTTGTAAGGTTTAATAAGCAATTAAGAAAATATACTCCAGAGAAATCATTAAGGTTTTCTTGGGGAAGAGAGATATGAAAGAATTAAAAGACATACCAGCAATGACTCCACCTGCGGTTCACGAGTATCTCGTTGGAATCGGGAATGAGTGGAGTGGGCGCGGAGTAGCAATGGAACTAGGATGTTGGTTAGGAGCCTCATCTGCCCCATTGCTACACGGGCTGGTACAGGCAGGATATAATAGAAAGTTTTGGGCATTTGATCGATGGCAAGCCAATAAAGGGCAGGTGGAGAAAGCAAAAGAATTTGGAGTGGTTTTAGAGGATGGTCAAAATACCTTACCTATTTATAAGAAAAATATAGATTCAATTTATGAAGATGCTGTATTTGTAAGGGGCGAATTACCATTTGGGTTGCGTTATTTTAAACAAAGAAGTGAACCTATTGAAATTTTGATATTGGATGCACCTAAGCGAAATGAAATATTTGGTAAGTGTATAAAGGAATTACTTCCATATTGTATTCCGGGAGTAACAATAATTGGATTTTTAGATTACTATTTTTACAATAGGCATAATGAGGATGCACGGTTTAAAGCACCTATAGATTTAATAGAACAAAATAGAGATAATTTTACTTTACTAAACCATTGGCCTGAGGAGTGTACTTGTGCATTTTTTAGGTATGAAAAAGAATTGATATGGAAACAGCAGAATTAACAACACATGCACAGCGAGTTGCAGAATATGAGGTAAGGGAAGAACAATGGGATGGAAGAACCCATATTGTCGTTCCGGTTATTATGATGAAAGAAGGAGTACACTGTGGAAGCCATGGATGTATTTTTCACTCATCTGAAGAATTAAGCAAATTTGCAGAGGCATGGAACGGGGAACCCGTAACTATTATGCATCCGGAACAAGAAGGACAAAATGTATCTGCCAATTCTCCAAGGATGCTGGAACAAGCTGTCGGAAAGATATTTAATGCAGTTTACCAAGATGGCCTACGGGCAGAAGCTTGGATTGACTTAGCAAAAATAACAGAATCAAGTCCAGAAGCACTTGCTTATATTAGACAGGGGGCAGTGTTGGACGTGAGCGTTGGTGTTTTCACTGACGAAGAAGCCACACAAGGCGTGTGGAATGATGAATCGTATGTATCTATTGCTAGAAACTACAGACCAGACCACTTGGCACTTTTGCCCGGAGTGAACGGTGCATGTTCTTGGGCGGACGGTTGTGGGGTACGTACAAATAAGAAAGGAGGAGAAATGAATGACCTTTTAAAATCATTCAAAACCCTAAGTAACAAAGGGTATGCGGTATCGCTGATCAATAATGAGGCAGGATATCAGGAAATCTTTAACCTTCTTCAAATTAAGTTGGATTCGATGGACACGACTAGTCGGGTGAATTACCTGGAAGAGGTATATCAGGACTACTTCATTTATCGGGTACGCAATCATGAAGGAGGGGGCACTCTTTATAAACGAGGGTATTCAACGCAGAATAACGAAGTTACTTTTGCTGAAAATCCCGTTGAGGTAAGAAAGTCAGTTTCATATGTCACGATGGAAATGAAAAGGACTAAAACAAATAGTGATAGTGTTAAAAATGAAAAAGTGAAAACAATGGAGAATGGAAAACTCCCTTGTTGTGAGGCTAAAGTGGATGCTTTGATTGCAAATGTGCAGACAAAGTTTACAGCTTCAGACAAGGAATGGCTGATGACTCAAGAAGTTACAGTCATAGACAAGCTTGTTCCCAATGCACCCGTTGAGGTGAACGCGGAAGAGGCTGCTACGGAAGCTGTAACGGTTTTCAAGAGCACCATCAAAACATTGGAAGATGTTGCATCTTTGGTTCCAGAGGAATACAAAGAGCAATGGGAAGCCAGTGCAGCTCTCTACACTGAGAAACGTGATGGTCTTATTAAGGGAATTCTTGACAATACCAAAGAGGTATGGGAAGAGGACAAACTTAAAGAGATGACCACAAATATGTTGGAGAGTATTTCAAAATCAATCCCAAAAACAGAGAATTACTCTGGCCAAGGTGCGGGGCAAAGTGTCCAAACAAGTAAATCGACTGTGAAGCCGATGTTGCCGCCTGGTGTTGGGGAAGTAGATACTAAATAATTAATGAAAGGAGGAACAAAAAATGGCACAAAATTCAATTAGAGTTAAAAATTATCTCAATGTTGAGGAGGAATTGGTAGCAGTAGCTGGCATTACACCGGGAATGTTGATAGAAGAAACTGCTGCAGGGGAAGTGCAAGTGCACTCAACTTCTGGTGGAAATGCAATTCCAATGTTTGCATTGGAAAATGAACTTGAGGGACAAGGCATTACAGATGCTTATGAAGCAGATGATCCTGTACAATGTTGGTTTCCACAGCGCGGAGATCAAGTATATGCTTATTTAGCAGGTGATGAAACAGCGGTTATTGGAGACTTTTTAGAGTCCGATGGTGCAGGTTCATTAAAAGTACACGTTGCGGATGTAGAATCTTTTGAATCTGCTGAAGCGGGATCAATCACAGTGTATCCATTACAAATTGTTGGACAAGCAATGGAAGCTGTTGATTTGAGTGATTCTGATAACTTGTCAGCAATTGGCAGAATAATCATTAGAATAGTTTAAAGAAAGGAGGAACAAAATGGATACAAATATGGATTTTATTGGAAAAGGAAGTGCGCAAGGTCAAGTAGCAGCTTCTATGATGGCAAATGGATACATCGATCCAAATGCAATGCGTCCGTTCATCGGTGAAGATGGTAAGGCGTATGTGACGGTGTTCAAAGGTGGAGACGCTAAGAACCCGGAAAGTTATGGTCAAAGACTTGTAACAAACGCAACCCTTCGCAGGGATGAGTGGAAATACTTGGATGCTGCTGTGCTGAAAATCTCTGAGACTCGTTTAAATGGTGTTGCAGATCTTATTGCTCATGGTTTAACTTTCCAAATTGGGAATGGAATGGGTAGTACTGTTCTTGAAACACATGACATCAGTGATGCTCTTGTGGCTGATATGACAATGGATGGTATCACCAGGGGTAGAAATGATCGTCAGGTATATACAACCAATTACCTACCATTGCCGATTATACATGCTGACTATGAGATTAATTCTCGGGTTTTGGCATCTAGTCGTAATATGGGAAGTTCATTGGATGTAGGTATGGCAGAAAGAGCAGCTAGAAAAGTGGCTTTCAAATTAGAGTCATTGTTATTTACTGCTGATCCTTATACTTTTGGTGGTGGTACTATTTATGGTTATCTGAATGAAACAAACAGAAATCAAGTTACTCTGTCCGTTGGATGGGATGATTCTGCTAAGAGTTCAAGAGATATCCTTGATGAAGTATTGTCTCTGAAACAAACGAGTATTAATGCGGAACATTATGGACCATGGCAACTGTATATCCCAACTGCGTATGAAACCACGCTAGATGAGGATTATGAAGATACAGGTACCACAGCAACTAATAACACTGTTCGTGAAAGAATTTTAAAAATTGAAGGAATCAACGGTATTAAAGTTGTTGATACTTTGACTGCGGATAATGTGATATTGGTACAAATGACATCAGACGTAGTTCGTTTGGTTCAAGGTATGCCAATTCAGAATGTTGAGTGGAGTCAAGAAGGTGGAATGATTCATAAATACAAGGTAATGACAATTCAGGTTCCTCAGGTCCGTGCGGATCAAGAAGGTAATTCTGGTGTTGTTCATCTTGCATAAAAACTGGTATTCACTAATCAAGTGAATTCCTAATTAAAAAGGAGGTTATTATGGAACGTACAGCAAAAAGTAAAGTAATTAAGTGGCAAAAAACAGGTGGTGGTTCTTTCCGTATGGGAAATAAGAAGCTAATTAAACCTGGACAAATATTTAGTGCAACTATAGAAGAAATCCCAATAGCATTTAGGGATGTTGTAAAACCGGTAGATGGAAAAGATGTATTGGTTACAGTTGATGCTGCTGCCCTTATTAAAACGGCACCAGAATTAAAATACTATGTCAAGCATGTGAATAGTGGTTGGTATAATGTAGAAGATGTCAATGGAAAAGTAATGAATGATAAGAAGCTAAGGCAAGAGGCAGCTGAGGGTCTTTTAAAGTCATTACAATAATGGATTGGCAGATTCCCAAAATGTGGGAAGATGGAGAGTGTTGGATTTTAGGTGGTGGGCCAAGTTTGTCTCACCAATTTAATATTCCAGAGGACACTATCCAACGAGTACTGAACAGGGAGGAATCCCCATCAGTGTACTCTCCATATCTTTCTGCCCTTCATACAAAGCATGTAATAGCCGTAAATGCGGCTTATTTATTAGGTGATTGGATGGATATCATATTTTTTGGGGATGCTAATTTTTATCGGACGAATAGAAAGCAGTTATTATTTTATCCAAAACTTAAAGTTACTTGTAATTCTAAATTGAAACAATATACTAAGGCAGGAGAAATCAAATGTGTCGCTCGGGATAATAACAAACCGCATGGTTTAACTATAAGAAAAGGACATGTTAGTTGGAACGGCAATAGTGGAGCAGCCGCAATTAATTTAGCAGTTCAGTTAGGTGCGAAGAAAATAATACTTTTAGGGTTCGATATGGAGTGTACAGAGGGAATGCAACATTGGCACAGTCATTATAAGCCAAAAGGACAACCAAACATGAAGGAGCTCCGGAAATTGCCGTTTCACAGGCATATAAAATGTTTTGAACATGTTGCTAAAGATGCTAAACGGTTAGGAGTGGAGATTTTAAATGTTTCTCCACATAGTCAAATTAAAGAAATTAAGAAAGTACAAATCCAAGATGTGTTATGAAACGAAGACAAAAACAGAGAAGGAGAAGATGGAATTGGATTTCAGAACAAATACTGAAACATGGATTTACCAAAGGAGCTGAGATAGGTTGCCATAAAGGAAACACTACTAGTTATGTTTTACAATATTGTCCTGAGGTTCATCTTATAGCAGTTGATTTATGGGCATTCCTTCCGGAAGTATATTGTCCTAGAGAATTGACGTTAAGAACGAATGAAAATCAGGATGCTATATTCAATATTTTTAAAAAGAAAGTAGAACCATATAAGAAACGATTACAAATATTACGAGGTGTTAGTTGGGAAATGGCTAATCTGGTTCCTGATGAATCCCTGGATTTTATATTCATCGATGCAGATCATGGATATGAAAATGTAAAGAAAGATATTATTGCTTGGGTACCTAAAGTGAAAAAAGGTGGTTTAATTTGTGGACATGATATTAATATTTCAGGAGTTTATCAAGCAGTACAAGAATTAATTATTGATAGTAAAGCAGCGGGAACTGATGTAATATGGTACACATGGAAGAGTTTATAAAAGGGAAAAGTGTTGCATTTGTAGGTATGGCACCTACAATAGTAGGCAAAGGATTTGGAGAACGAATAGACTCCTTTGATGTGGTTATTCGTACCAATGTATTTCCGATACCAGAAAACTATGTTAAAGACTACGGAAAGAAGTGTGATATTCTGTCTTTGCATAAAGATTTTACAGTCAATCCTGGTATTTTTGCAGATGGCGGAATAAAATGGGTTATCCATTATATTAAAGTAAATGAGTCTCCACGACTGAATTATTATTACATGACTCTGGAAAAAAGAAATGCAATATCAAAGGATATTTTTAAAATTGTAGGTAAAGCTCCTGGGCGTGGAACAGCTGGAATAAACATTATAAATTTAGTACTTAAATATAGTCCTAAAATGTTCACTATTTTTGGTGTAACAGGGTACCAAGATAAGGATGGGAATATAATCGATCATAACAAAGGAACAATACATTATATTGATGGTGCTGGACCTAGCATTGATATTGATGGTCCTAAAAAAGTGCAGTCACTTGAAAATCATGGTTCACATAGATTTCTTGTACAAAATGATTATATCAGGCATTTACTTAAAACAGGTGAAATAGGAATGGATGAATTTTCATTTCAATATTTTAAATAGAATAATATGAAGGAAAAAGTAAATATAATATGTCTTTATTGGGTAGGTGAATTTCGTGGTAGAAATTTTACAGAAAATGATGTATGGCGGTTACATCAAACGGTTAGTAAACATATTGATAGGGATTTTGATTTCTACGTACTTACCAATGATTTAAAAGCAGAACTTCCAGGCACAAGTATTCCACTAATAAATCCAGAGGAATGGCCCGGATGGTGGAGTAAGATGGATTTACATCGTACTGACTTACCTGCAGGGAGAACATTGTATTTAGATTTGGATTCTCATGTGATTCGTTCACTTCAACCAATATTAGATACTCCTGGAGATTTAGTAATGTTTCCAAGTCGGATGAGTGGGTCTAGTGGAGGGATTGTTTCACGATACCAAGCAGCTACTATGTTGTTTGATCCAGGAGAGATGGAGAGAAAATACCAATTGTTTTCCAAATTTCAGAGAGATGATGATTATTGGATGGCACATTATCGTAGTGAACAAGATATTATGGGAGAGTGGATTCCGGATCAACCTACATTTTTAGATAAGTGGTTGATGAAAGCAAGGTTAATAAAGAGAACAAGACCATACAGAAAACATCCTCCAAAGGATGTAATAATAATAACAGGACAGCCAAAGAATAATTTTTTTAGGGAACATTCAAATTTTCCTTGGTTAGAACAAATGGCAAGAGGATGAAAGTAATATGTTTTTATTGGAAAGGGGATAGATGGAAGTCGGTGAATAAACCTACTCTCAGGTACAATAATTTGATTGAACGTGTGGGTACTGTGGATGATACTCTTGCTGCTGAATATATTAATAACTTATACAAAGGAGTTCGGAGAAATACAACACTTAAATTTGAATTTATTTGTTTTACTAATGAGAAATTGGACTTACATAAAAATATTACAATTCGTCCTTTCAAGATGGTTACTAACATGGGAGTTCTTCCCAGGATGTATATGTTTAGTGAAGAAGCTGGTTTATTTGGACATCAAGTTCTTTGTTTAGATATCGATATTGTGATTGTAGGTAATATGGATGATATTCTCCAATATGAAGGAACGTTTTGTGCCCGGAGTAAATTCATGCCAGGGCAAGAATATAAATTGGATGGTGATATAATGAGTTTTAAGGCAGATAAGGAAAATGAAGAACGGTTTTGGGATCCATTGAATATTGAACCTGAGACTGTGGAAGAAATGACGGATGGGCGAGAACGATATTGGGTGCGTCATGTAATAGGTGATTTGGCCGAGCGGTGGGATATTGTATTACCTGGACAAGTAGTGAGTTATAAAAAGCATGTTCTTAAAAAAAAGAGAATTCCATTTGGAGCACGAATTGTTTCTTGTCATGGACATCCTAGACCTCATCAAGCTATTCAATATAATATAAACAATATATGGAAAGGGAAATAAAAGTATGGGGTGAGCGGTGGTTAATCCGGAAGGATTCCACACATGCTGTTTCTTATTTAAAAATTAGGAAAGGATATCGATGTAGTTGGCATAATCATCAAACTAAGTATAATTTGTTTGTTGTCATTAAAGGTACGTTGGGTATAATTGTAGAGGAGCTCGGTAAGAAGCGCAAAATTGAACTTAAGCAAGGAGAATGTCTTACCATACCACCAGGACAGTTTCATGAGTTCTATGGGGCTACAAAGTGCCAATGTATAGAGGAAATGTATGTAGAGTATGATGAATCAGATATAAATAGAATAAAAGTAGGGGGTCATGTATAAATTAATAGCGCATAAGGCATCTTTTGGTAATTGTGTTGGTTTGTATAATTCATTAGTTCTAAGTGGAAAAACAGCTGTCTTTTTTAAAACGGAAGATGGAAAAAGAATGGCATCACAAATTCCACATGCATTAGGTTATAAATTAGCGATTTTTAAAAAGAAGACAGATGAAGATATTCATTATTTTATTGTAGCAGCGGTTACTTTAGAAGCAATTGATAAAAAATTTCCTATGGTATTAAAGGATCCAAAGAAAGTGACTATTATTTTGACAGACACTTCTTATAGGAGGCATACAGAATCTGTTAATAAAAGAATTAAAGGTATGAATATTTATTGCATGTCTGATTTAAGTCAGTATTGCCCACACCCTCATAAAATATATTATCAACCTTTTGAATTAGGATTAAAAAATAACAAAAAAGCAAAGAAATTAACAATTACACATTCTCCATATAGCGTAAATAAACGAATTCAAAAAGGAAGTAGATTTATTGAAAAGGTGCTTGATGGTATTTCTGCATATTATGTTTTTGATTATGATTGTATAATGCTAGTTTCCTGGGAAGAATCCATTAGAAGAAAAAGTAAATCTCATATTTTTATTGATCAGGTATTATCCGCAGATGAACGCGGATGGATAGGAGGTATTGGTAAATCTGGAATAGAAGCAATGGCGGCTGGATGTTTAACAATTACATCAGGTAATCTTTCTTATGGAAATGTCATTCCACAATGCCCTGTTGTGTTAGTTACTCCGGAAACTTTAGAAGAGACTGTAAGATATTACATTACACATCCTATTGACAGGGAGAAAAAAGCTAAGGAACAAAAATTATGGGTAGATACTTATTTGAATTATGAATACCAATCAAAATATTTAACCAATGAAATCTAAATACGAAAAAATATATAATACTCCTATTTCTAGGATGAAAGTGGATAAATCCTGGGAACGGTATTTCAAACCAACTGACCGTAAGAATCAAATGCCATTACGTTATTCTTTTTCGGTATCTAAATTATACGGGAATGTATTGGACGTGGGAGCCGGGGATGGGTTTGGTGCATACCTAATGAGTAAAAATAAAAAGATAACTCATATCACTTGTTTAGAAATACAGGATAAAGCGATTGTACAGATTATTAAGAATACAAAAGGAATTGACAATATTACAATAATTAAATCAGCGGCAGAATGTTTTAAAACAGATCAGATGTTTGATTGTGTTCATTGTGGCCATACCCTAGAACACGTTTTGGATCCTATTAAAACATTGAAAATGATAGAATCAGTTACTAAAGATTTAGCAGTGATTTCAGTTCCAATTCATGGGGGGATTAATAGGATGCATCTTTGGGAATATCATTCAATGCAAGAGGTAAAAAATTTGGTAGGAAAATACTTTGAAATTCTACAGACAAAAATGTATGCGAAGAATAGTAAAGTTTCTTCTGCAGTAATAGTAGGAAGAAAAATTGATAAATTATGAAAGCACCTATTTTAATTACTGGATGTGCGAGAAGTGGGACTAGTATGGTTGCCGGGATTATAAATATCTGTGGTGCCTTTGGTGGAGAGATGTCGGGGCCTACAAAATCAAATGCTAAGGGAATGTTTGAAAATGCTAAAATCCGGAATACCATTGTAAAGCCTTATTACCGTCAAATCGGTGTAGATCCAATGGGACAATATCCCTTACCCGATACTCAGAATCTAGTTATCCCAATTGGTTGGAGAAGTAACGTGGAATCTATTTTACGGGAAGAAGAATATCAAGATGGTGAGTGGATGTATAAGGGTGCAAAATTATGTCAACATTGGCCTATATGGAATTATGCTTTCCCGGATGCCAAGTATATTATTGTTCGAAGAAAGACAAGTGATATTATTAATTCTTGTATTCGTACTGGATTTATGAGGGCATTTCAAAATACACATATTCAACGAAAGGTAGGAGTAAGTAGTGAATGGGATGGTTGGTTATGGTGGGTGCATCAACATGAAAACCGATTTGTAGAAATGATTCAAGCCGGTTTAAATTGTCGAATAGTTTGGCCTGATCGAATGGTGGATGAAAATTATGAACAAATGGAAGAGACTATTGAGTGGTTGGGTTTAGAATGGAAAGACAAGGAAGTGAAAGATTTCATATCTCCAAAATTGTGGAAAAGTAGACAACTTAAAAAATAGAAATTATGGCAAGAACAACGTATTCAGAAGTAAATGAGATAATGAATGGGTCTTTAACAGAAGCTAAAATTACTCCATTTATAGGAATAGCTAATGTTTTTATTACAAATCAGATGTCTGCAGTTACTTTTAGTGTGGCTCAATTAACTGAGATGGAACGATGGCTTACAGCCCATTTAATCGCTTCTACGATTGCCAGGTTAGGGTCAACGGAAACACTTGGGGAGGCTACTATTAAATATATAGGACAGTTTGGGAAAGGATTTGAAAGTACCCCTTATGGACAAATGCTTTTAGCACTTGATACCTCAGGTACATTTGCTGCTTTAAGTAAAAGGAATATAAATATAACAGCAATAACAAGTTTTGAATAATGAGTATTAATAACTTTTTAAATCGATCATACAATCAGACAGCGGTGTATTGGGGCACCCCTGCAGTAGATGGATTTAACCGTATGACTTTTGCGGATCCGGTTGAAGTTGCTTGTAGGTGGGAATTAGTGGATGAGATTATACGGGATAAGAAAACAACAGAGGAACTTAAAAGAGCGCATGTTTGGCTTCCACAAAGCGTGGATATGGAAGGGTATCTTTATTTGGGGACTTTGGATGACCTTGATTCCAATCCGGATGACCCTATTACGATTGCAGGGGCAGATAAGATTAGGTCGGTTAGAAAAATACCTACGTTAAATAATGAGGTTACATTATACAGAGCGAATTTACAATTAACTTCAGTACAAAGAATGTAATTATGGCTAGAATACCTGCACCAGGCAGAGCAAGTCGTGGAATAGTAAGAAGAACAGGACCAGGTGGAAAAGCACTTGGGGGAAGTTCAATGTATCATACTACTGGATTAGTAGGAATAGATATAGTTATGGCTGGCATCCAAAAGCAATTAGAAAGGATGCAGTATCAAAGTATTGCAGGTATGGTGGATGCAGTGTCTTTTATTAGGGAAGATATGGAAAAGACAAGTCCAAAAGTTCCGGTGGATACAGGGAATCTTAGGGCTAGTTGGGCGCAAGATGTTCAAGTAGGGCTTAATGGAAATCCAGGAGCTATTTTTGGATTTACAGCTAATTATGCACGTAGGGTACATGAAATGGTAGGAAAAGGTGGGAAAGATATAAATTGGAGTAGACCTGGAAGTGGTTCTAAGTTTTTTCAATCAGCTATTAGAAGAAATTCAACTAAAATTACAGCTATGATAGGAAGGAGAATGCGATGAATCCAGCAAGTGTAGACATAAAAGACATCATAATTGCCGAAACTAGTTTAGGCTATGTTTTCGGAACAAATATTTTTATAGGAGAAGAACCAATTAGTCCAGATAATTGTGTCACAATATTTGACACCCCTGGCTTTCCACAGATGTTAACAGCAACTCGTGGTGAAAATTATTATTATCCCTCAGTCCAAATCAGAGTCCGCAATGGGCGGTATGATACGGGATGGGATAAAGCAAATGACATAGTGCAACTATTACACGCTCGGGCACAAGGGACCGTGAATGGTACATTATATAGTTTAATTCGAGCGATGGGAGAACCTGTCCTTCTTGATATCGATGAGAACGAAAGGTACCGCTTTGTTATGAATTTTGATATTCAAAGGCGGTAGGTATTAGTATTAATTTAAAAATAGGAGGTTATTATGGCAAGTAATGCAGTATCAGGAGTGGGTACAACACTCTATAGATGGAATGGGTCTTCAGCTTGGGTTGCCCTGACTGAGATCAATTCTATTTCTGGTCCGTCTAAGACCAGGGATACCATTGATGTCACTTCTTTGGACTCCACTAGTGGGTACAGGGAGTTTATCGCTGGTTTCCGTGATGCGGGCACTGTTCAATTGAACATGAATTTTACGCGTGCTTCATTTGAGGTTATGAATGATGATTTCGAAAGTGATGTTGTGCAGAACTACGAGATAGTTTTGCCGGATGATGAAAATACCACTTTTGAATTTGAAGGTTTGGTGACAGAAGTTCCGTTGGAAGTACCAATGGATGACAAAATCACTGTATCTGCAACTATTAAGATTACTGGCCCTGTTACAGTTAACAGTGGAGCAGCAAGTGCATCACCAGGATGATAAAAATTTACCTTAATCAAAGGTTTATTTTAGTTATTAATTATTAATTTTTTAAAAAAGACTTAATCATGGCAGTCGAGTATATCAAATACAAAGGGGAAGAACTTCCCGTACAAGTAGGGTACTACGCATTGAAACATATGCAGAAGCATACAAAAGGAAAAGGAATGGCTCATTTGCAAGAAGATTTTGCACTCTACGAACCATTGCTTTATTTCTCATTAAAAATGGGACATCTAACAGAAGACAAACCTTTTACATTTAAAATGGCAGATATGGAATTAATCCTGGAAGACGTTTTGTTTTCCCAGTTTATCCATATAGTAGGAAACTCTTTTACAGATGAGGCAGAAGCCACAGAGGAGGAAGGGGATGCAAAAAAGAAGTAGGCCCTGTTGATTATGACAAGTTAGCAGGGAGTGCTGTTGGGCTGCTTGGAATATCAGTGAATGAATTCTTCCAACTAAGCCCGAAAGAGTTTTATTTTGCAGTAAAAGTTAAGAATGAGAGGGAAACAGAAAGGATAAAGTTTAATCATCAAAGACAATATGAGATTGCAAGATTTCACGCTGTCTTAGTAATTAATCCGACTCTGAAGAAATCGGACCAAATAAAAGACCCATCTGCACAGTATCCTTTCCCTTGGGAGAAAAAGGCAGAGCCACAAACGATGGAGCAAATGAAAATGATAATGATGGGGATTGCACGCACAAGTAAAAAGAAGAAGTCAAAACACTCTAAAAAATAGGAATTATGCCAACGATGGGGAGTATGGGTGGTTACAATGTGGGGGCTTTAGTGGCTTCACTGAATTTAAACAATGCTGGAATGCTAAGAGGTATGGCTGCTTCTGAGGTAGCTATGAAGAAAATGGAATCCGTTGTAACAGCATCCAATAGGAGGATGAATGCTTCCTTTGCTACTGTAGCAGTTAGTGCAGCTAAAGTAGGACGTGCAATGACTATGTTTGTTACCATTCCAATTGTTGGTATGGGAATGGCTGCGGTGAAAATGCAAAAAGACTTTGAGAAGTCGATGGCTATGATTGAGGGTTTGGTAGGGGTCGCTCGAGATCAAGTACAAGCGTGGTCTAAAGATATTTTAAATTTAGCCCCAAAGGTAGGGAGAGGTCCTAAAGAATTGGCAGATGCTATGTTCTTTATTACTTCTGCTGGTATTAGAGGTGCTGAGGCTATGCAAGTGTTAGAAATGGCTGCAAAAGGTTCTGTAGCAGGAATGGGGAAAGTTAAAGTAATAGCTGATCTTGTTACTTCTGCTATGAATGCATACGGTAAGGAGAACCTATCTGCTGCACAAGCTACAGACATTCTTACAGCCGCTGTAAGGGAAGGTAAGGCAGAAGCGGATGCCATGGCAAGTAGTATGGGAAAAGTACTTCCTATTGCTGCGGAGATGGGTGTTACTTTTGATCAAGTTGCCGCTGCTACAGCTGCAATGACTCGTACAGGTACTACTGCTGATACAGCTGCGGTGCAGTTAAAAGCTATTTTGAATACCATGTTAAAAGGTGGTTCAGAAAAAGCAAAGAAAGCCATGTCTCAAATGGGAACTTCTTTTGGAGAGTTACGTAAAGAAATACAGAATAAGGGTTTACTTTCTGGACTTATGACAATCCGGGAATTAACCAATCAGTATGGTGAGGAAATGATGGCGAATTTGTTTCCTAATATTAGAGCACTTATGGGTATTCTTGACCTCATGGGTAAGAACGTAGAGGATAATGTGAAGATTTTTAAAGAACTTGCAAATGCAACAGGCTCACTAGATAGAGCTTTTATAGTATCACAAAATACTGTTCAGAACAAGTTTGACAAGACAATGGCTGCTTTAGAATCCACTTTTGTAAAAATTGGGATTTCTTTAAAAGCTGTGGTTATTCCAATGCTTGAAAAATTTACAGCATGGCTTGTTAAAATTGGGAATAAATGGGAAGATTTAAATGAGGTTCAAAAAAAGGCTGCTATTAGAATGGCAGCATTTGTAGCAGCAGCAGGACCAGTTCTTCTTATTATGGGCAAATTGATGTTGCTAGTAAAATCTAATCCATATGTGCAATTTGCCGTAGTGGTAATGGCACTTGTAACTGCTTTAATTGCATTACGTAAAAGAACTAAAGAAACTGTTGATGATTTAGGAACACTTGCTACTGCTATTCAAAAAGGCAATAATGATTTTGTTGATCAAAAAAGGCATATTGATAAATTAATATGGTTAGTTAATGATGAAAATACAGCTTTAGAAGATAAAAAAATAGCATTAGATGAGTTAAATAAAATAATGCCTACCTATAATGGGTATTTGGATGATGAAACAGGAGCACTCGTAGCTTCTGCCACAGCAATGGAATCTTATTTAAAGGCATTAAAGGCAAAAATTTTATTTACTTCCAAACAGGAAGCCTATACAAAATTAGTATTAGATGAGGCAGAGGCACAAGTTAAATTAAAAGAACAAAAAGAACTTGTACAGGATATTAGATATCAGTATAAAGAAAAAGGAATTCCATTTCCAAAAGTCTCAGGGAGGTTTCCAGGAAGTACCGGGGATAATGAAGGACTTGGTGGTCCTGGTGGTTGGGGTGGTAGTCTAATAGGAACAGCAACCGCAGATGCATTAGATTTAGGACTAGCATACAGAGATGCTACGGCAGCTGTTACAGAAACTCAAATAGCAGTTGATGCATTAGGTGTTGAAGTAAAATCATTAGAAAATGATTTTAAAGCAGGTTTAGGAACTGATCCTGTAATTCCAAAAGGCCCTGTTGCTATTACAAAAGAACAAATTCAAATAATAAAAGACCAAGCAGAGGCATATTCTAAATTAACTGCTGAGATGAAAATTCATAAGCAATTAAATCAATTAGATGTGTTATTAGAAGCTGGAGGAGATACGGCAGCGGTAACTAAACGAATACAGGAATTAGAAACAGCGTTGGGTCGTTTAAGAACAGAGGGTGCCATTCCTATGGGGGAAGCTGTTACTCAGGCAATGAAAGAAATTGGAGAAGATGGCCTCCCTATTTTTGAAACAAAACTTGATGCACTTATACAAAAGTATCATGAATTCGTTAATAGTATCCAAAAAGGAAATAATCAAATAGCAGATAGTTTTAATAGAGTATTTACTCAAGAAGTATATGCAGCACTTGAATCTTTTTCTAAAAGTTTGGGGGAGGCGTTTGTAACAGGAAATTATGATGATATATGGAAAGGACTTTTAATTAGCATAGGTCAATTTGCTGAGGGATTTGGGGCATTAATAATGGCACAAGGGGGTGCTATTGAAGCATTTAAAGCATCAATAGAGACATTACAAGGGATTCCTGCTATAATTGCAGGTGGTGTTCTTATTGCTGCTGGAGCTGCTGTCATACATTTTGCTAATCAGGGACCGGAAGGATACGCCTACGGTGGAGTTGTACCCGGCTCATCTTATTCAGGAGATCAAGTTCCAGCTATGTTAAACTCTGGAGAAATGGTATTAAATTCTGGACAACAAGCCAAATTATTTCAAGCAGCAAATATAGGGGGTTCAGGTGGTGGAGAATGGGGAACTGCAAAGGTTTCAATTGGATTTGATGAGATGGAAATTATGTTGGAAAAGATTAATAAACGCAAAGGATACAGATAATGGCTTACTTAGAAAAGTATTATGGTAATTTTGAAAGTCTAAAAGGAGGTTCCTACGATGTAGTCTTGTATCAAGACACAGCGGTGGTTGGCAAACAAGAAATTAAAATAAAATCTGTCAAATTACGATGGACAAAAAATGAGAATGTTCTTACCAGTACTTTAGATGTGTCTTTTGAAAATACATATACTTTTGCTGAGTTTGATGATTTGCTTACAAACGAAGTTAGAGAGTGGAAAATACAAATTACTACTCATGGCAGTCGTATTGCTGCAGCTATTTACTTTGAGGGGTATATGGTGGTTGATGTGAATGAAAGAGCATTTAGTCGTGCGAAGGGGACAATTAGGATAAGTGCGTCTGATGAACTATTAAAAATGAAAGATGAGCAGGTTGCTGATATAGTTTTTGGGAATCAGTATTCTCATTTGCAAATTATTCAAGATGGATTACGTGCAATTTTCCCCAAGCCTCTTTACATAAATTCTTCTTTATTTTATAAAGACCATGATGATAATTCTGCAGGGACTGATACTTTTTTAGAACAATCTTATTTAGATGCTGATTATTTCTATAAAAACAATATAGAAACGAAAACGTATTGGGAAGTGATTAATGATATTTGTAAGACCTATAATTGTATTATTTACAAATATAAGAATGCCTACTATATAGAAAGGTATGATGACATTAAGAATACAAGTAATTGGGTATGGGTATCTTCTGGTGGGATAACATATACATCAGTAGCTTCTGAGTATGCTGTTTATACAAAGCAAAGTGATTTCAATTATATTAATACTTCACAAAAGCTTCTCTATAATGCAGGACTTTCTGAATTTACTGTGAATATAAATCCAGAACCTTATGTTTCACAATTATCAAATTCATTTTCAGATGTAGCTTTATTTACAGCAGATACATTTCCAGTTGCTTCAGATATTAATAAAAGACAATGGTATTTAAACACATCATCAAATCCTGGAGGTACTTATAATTTAACTTATGGACAATCAGAGTATGGTATGGATAATTATATAAAATTTGATACTGATGGAGATGGATTTACTACAAATTTAATGTATAGATTTCCGTTTACAATGAATAGTGGAAGTTCTACACAATTACAACTTAAATGGAAAGCATATATTGATACATCACATTCAGGAGATGAATTAACAGAATGGGTGGGGCAATGGTACTTAGGTATTGGTGAAGGAACTTATGCTGATTATTGGTTGGTAGATAATGCTGGTGTTGTTTTTTTAGATATTAGTCCAGATACATGGGAGATTTTAGGATCTACTGATGTAGGAGGTACATTGGTTCAATTTTCAACAACAATTGAAATAGGACACTTAACAGCATATTTTGATAATCCTGGAAGTATATTCTTTCAAACAAATTCAGGAGGACAGACTAATCATGCTGTTGCTGGTGATGCTGGTACTAGTTATTGGCCTTCTACTGCTATTTTAGGAGATTTTGAGGTTAAGATTCTTCCAGAAAATCAAGACAATCAATGGATTTATGAAGTCAATACAGGTTTTATAAATACAGAAGAAACAGATCTCAATATATATGATTTTGCAAATCAAAATATAAAAAATGGTGTTTTCTTAGATGACGGTACAAAAACAGATGATGACAATGGA